GAATGGGTCCGGCCTAGGTGATTCGAACACCTGACACATGGAGGATTCATTTCATACCACTACAATCCATTGCTCTTCCATCTGAGCTAAGGCCGGATAAAGCTCCCACCTGTATTCGAAACAGGGTTGTTGGATTTGCTTCAATATTATTCAAAGTCCAAAGTGATGACCACTACACTATGAGAGCCTGGGTTGAAGAGGGGTTCATACCCCCACTTCATTAGTATTACTCTCTTTTTCTTTAAGCTCTTTTGTATATTTAAAATGATACATCACTATTGAAAATAACCCAGCCGCCACATTCGTGATGGTCATGGGTACTACTTCGTAATGTATGGAATATACGAGCGCAAAAACACTCGCGAGAAGATTTAGGTGTAAAAAAGAGTAGTTTATTGCCTTCGCGTCGTGATTTTTATAAACGTGTATGACTTCCGGAATAAACATGATGGTTATGAGTATCGAACTTGTGATCCCAAACACATCTATGATGTTCATTTCGACTTCTTTAATTCATCGATTTCTAGTTTAAGCTCCTTTATGGCTTCTATGAGAAGACCCACCATGTTTCCATATGCGACAGAATAGTGACCATCATTCTCTTCATTCACGGCTTCTGGGAGAACATCCAAAACTTCTTGGGCTACCACACCCGTGTAGCGTTTTTCATCATCTATTCGCGTGTATGTGTATCCATTGAGTTTTCCAACCTTTTCGAGTGGGCTATCTATCTTGATGAGATCCTTTTTGTGTCTAATATCCGAATACGCGGTTATGTTACCACCTGCGAGGATACTTCCACCTGTGTATATGACTTTATTGTTAGTACATCTAACATATGTAGTATCAGACATGTTCCAACCACCACCATATGTTTCAAAGTATATACCGTTTGATCCATCTACGCGTAGCCAATCTCCTCTTACGTGACACCCGTTATCCGCATAGATTCTACCATCTGATTCAAGTGAACCCGAGTTATACATGTTACCCGTATGCGCCAACCATCCATCGCTACCTCTCAAGGTTAAGAGTGCTGATTCCGAGCTATTTTCCCATATAAATCCGCTACTTACGCTATCGTGTGCTCTAAATCTTACTGCATATTGACTGAACCCGTTACCAGCTGCAGCTGTTCCACCGGACAAAGATTTGTTCGCACCAGATTGACCCATGTAAATACCCCAATTTGAATCAGAATTTGTCCATAGCCATATACCCTTAGTGTTTCCGCCATCTGTTGAATTTTGAACCACTATTTTACCATTACCATTCGTAGATGTCGCGACAGCTGCAGTTCCGGTGGTATCTTGATTACCCACCGTATTTACACCTGGGAGGTTAATGTTTGCACTTCCATCGAAAGATACACCGCCTATGGTTCTCGCGGTTGTTAAAACATTCGCGGTTGCGGCAGTTCCGGTGGTATCTTGATTACCGAGTGTGTTTACACCCGGAAGGTTGATGTCAGCTGTTCCGTCAAAAGATACACCACCTATATTTCTTGCTGTGGTTAAAGCGGATGCAGTTCCCGTTGTATTTTGATTACCCGCCGTATTTACGCCCGGGAGATCTATGTTTTCGCTTCCATCGAAAGATACACCACCTATGGTTCTCGCAGTTGTTAAAACATTCGCGGTTGCAGCGGTTCCGGTGGTATCTTGATTACCGAGTGTGTTTACACCTGGGAGGTTAATGTTTGCACTTCCATCGAAAGATACGCCACCTATGGTTCTCGCGGTGGTTAAAACATTCGCGGTTGCAGCAGTTCCGGTGGTATCTTGATTACCGAGTGTGTTTACACCTGGAAGGTTGATGTCAGCTGTTCCGTCAAAAGATACACCACCCACATTCACAGGGGTTTGAAGGGCGGACGTAGTGTCAGAATTACCGATGAGCGCACCCGTGAAAGTTGTCGCGTTCAAAGACGTGTAGGTGTTTCTGTCGTATGCAGCCTTCACCGCATTCGCTGTGGCAGCTTCGGTAGTAGATGTACTCGAGGTGGTATCATTCAATTGGACTATACCAAAACCCGATGTTGAAGAAACATTGAGTCTCGCATTATCTATGGTTCCAGAAGACACGTTGGATGCGTTAATATTTGTCAAAGCCGAACCATCACCCGAGATAGTATTGACTGTGAGAGTTCCAACGTTTGCATTCGTGGGGACATCCAAATCAAAAACTGGGGATGCAGCACCTATACCAACTTTACCGTCGTATCCTATGGTGAGTGCGTCATTCTCTGTGCTTTGGTTATTAATTCTGAATTTGTAACCAACTTGACCGGTGGATTGCGTAAATGAATACACTTTGAAATTGTAATCGTCCGCACCATCGTTGGAATCTAAACATAAACCACTCGAATGTCCACCGTTATAACTCGTCTTCACAGTTAAGGTCGAAAGCGGTGTTTCCGTGCCTATACCGAATTTTCCATCTGTTTTTATGCGAGCCTTTTCCACCTCACCCGTTATAAATCTCAAGTCGTGAACGGTACTTGTACCTATCCAGGGATTATCTACATCACATCCACCGTAAAGAGCTCTGGTACCATCAGAAAATCTAAACAATTCACCCGACGAAGAAGATTGTACGTGAATTCTCGTCTCCGGTGCGACAGTTCCAAAACCCACGTTACCTGTTAGGGTGTTTACGTACAGATTCGCCAAACCAACTTGTACATTACCATGGATGTGCACAGGGAGAAGTTGTTGGTTTATCACTATATCAGAACCCGTGGTTGCACTAGATGTGTAACCCAATTCGAGTTTATCATCGGTTTCGTTGTATACAATCGCGACACTATTTGATGGGCGCTTCATCACTATACCTACATCGGTGGTACCGGTCGTATTGTTTCTTCCAATTTCTATGATTTTGTCTTCGACTGAAAGTGTTTGTGTGTTTACGGTTGTGCTCACACCGTTTACGATGAGATTCCCACCGACTGTGAGGTCTGATGAGCACTCAATTTCACCGGTAACATCGAGTGCCTTGTATGGTGTAGTATTATTTATACCAACCATATTTGTGGATTCTTTGACAAAAAGTGTAGTACCGGCGGTTAAATCTTCGGATGTTATGAGATTACCCACATTAATATTACTATTAACCGTGAGTGCATCAACATTTACCGTGAGTGCGGTGACATTATTTCCGATCAAATTACTATTGACCGTGAGTGCGGTAACATTATTTCCGATCAAATTACTGTTGACCGTGAGTGCGGTGACGTTATTTCCAATCAAATTACTGTTGACCGTGAGTGCGGTGACGTTATTTCCGATCAAATTACTGTTGACCGTGAGTGCGGTGACGTTATTTCCGATCAAATTACTGTTGACCGTGAGTGCGGTAACATTATTTCCGATCAAATTACTATTGACCGTGAGTGCGGTGACATAGTTTGTATTTACATTAATGGAGGTAACGTTATCGCTTACTATATTACTATTTGTAGTAGTGACATTAATCACGTTAGCATTCAAACCAGCTGTGACATTTGATAAAGTCATGGTTCTATCGGATGAAAATGGAATCTCCGATTGCAGAGCCACTGATTCCGATACGGCTTGTAAATCTGGTGTTGGGGTAGCCTGACTACCACCAGTTAATATGAAATCGGTGGCGCGAACTGGACCGTTTATGACCACGGCGTCACCGGTATAGGTATTTGCGTGTACGTTACCGGACGTGTAAATTGTGTTCGAATTGAATTCATCTATCCATGTGTTTGCGGATATATCAAGTGTATGTATTGGAGCGGTATTGTTTATACCAACATTTGACAATACTTGGATGAACCCATTTGTTTTTGGGAAAACCTTATCTGTGATTGTATCTCGAACCGTAACTGAATTTTTTATGGTTGCGTATTCACCCGTGTATTCATCGGCGTAAGTAGTACCATTTGTCCAAAACGTGTTTGTGCCAGCATCGTCTATGTGTACATTTGCACCTATATCGAGAGTGTGTATAGGATTTGTATTCGCTATACCGACATTGGACGTCGTCGTAAAACTAGTGGAAACGTTGGTGAATTCAATCGTTTTAGATGTGGATGCACCTATATTTGATATTTCTTCGAGGTTTGTTATTAGTTTATAGTGACTATCCGCTGGGTTATATGATTGATATGCAGCATCACCTTCTATGATCCTGAGTGTCGTCGTCGTATAGTTTTTTTCATGAATATTAGAAAATTGTCCGGCGTTTCCTAAGAAGGGCATGACTACTACTATTAATTACCAAATAAAATACCGGCCATACCGTTCTTCACCTTGAGAATGTTATAGTTGACCGCGTATACAGTGATCTTTTCGCCTGTTCTAAGAGATCCACGTTGAACATTTCTGAGCGTGATCTTCGCGTCATCGAGGCGACTGAAATTGCAAGTTCCGGTAGGCGTGTACACGGAAGCGTTTTTACAAAAGTGGTACGCGTAATATCTCGTGTAGAAAGGACAGTTTTCATTTTCATCGAACTGATTTACACCGAAACGACTGTGGTTATAGTTTTGTATGGAATGGAAGTACAGCGGTGACATGTTTTCCACAAGAGGTGTGGAGTTTATGTATATGTCAGCTGTATCAAAAGTGAATTTATCATTGATGAGAATATCACTCTCTGCGGGGTGTCCGAAAAATAGAGATTTCACTGGATGATTAAAAAATGAAATATCAAGGTTGTCTGATGTATCATACGTTTGCCTTTGAATTTGTGTGATGATAAACTCATGTGGGCTATCGACAAAGAATTTTCTTTCTTCCGTATCCAAAAACACGTAATTACCATACAATTTTACATCGACTGATTGAGATGGATTTGGGAAATCTATTCTTATTTCTATTTGGTGATACTGAAGAGCTATGAGCGGTAAAAACATATCGTGGTCACAAAAGTAAAAATGGAGTGGCATAAACCGAGTGTTAGACGTAGATGTGGCGTTGTTAATTTCCTGGGACTTCGTGTACGTCTCGGCCATGTAATTTTGCCAGATGTCTGTTAAGAAATCAAATGGCTGGGAATCAACTTTGGTTCCACCTATGTAAAGGTGGAAAGTGGCACCAGAAAACTTATTAACAAGATCTTCACCCTCGAGCCAGAGTCCGTCGAGAAGATCCCCGTAGGACGGGATGATCACGGTGGAATCTTTATTCGTGATGACCTTTATGAGCTTTGGCGCTTGGGAAAAGTTTTTGTGTCTCGTGTACTTGGTTCTGAAGAGGGAAACACCCGCGGAATTCGTGATGTATGCGTCCTGGGCGCCTTTCGCGGCGAGTTGAATGAGGGCACCAGACATATCTAATATTGGGGGAGGTTTTCTTTGCGGCGAGGAACACTCACTCACCGGAGAGAAAAGGAGTTTAGTTAGGGGCGATGGGCCAAACTGGATTTTCCGGGTCCGTCGTGTTCGACGGGAGGTCACGAAGGGCTTGGCGATAGTCGATCCATGCTTGTTTGATTTCGGGGGTGGGGTGGGGGTAGTCGATGGTAACGTATTTGTCTGTACGTTCTAATATTTTTGTTCTTTTTTCTCTTATTTTGTTTAATAAAAGAGTATTTTTCATATTTATTATAGTATTTTCATACTCTTCATCCGTGGCAGACGCCACCTTTTGTGGTTTAAATATTTTTTCTGTGTCGTCCCAAATCAAACCCGGTCCTGGTTTGGATAAGAGTTGTCCCTGATCACCGAACTCCAACCAGTTTCCACCGATGTACTTTTCACACCACGATGCATTTGGTGCATCTGTAGTCTGAATGACAACATTTTCATCTGAAATCTGTACACACAACATGTAATATTATAACATAGACATATTTTTAAATTGCATATCTAATGATGCATATTCCAGAACCGCCCATACCACCTTGGTCCGAACCCGCACCGGTTCCACCTGAACCCCCACCCCCTGTATTTGGTATCGCATGCATCCAGTAATACTTAGAACCAATTCTGTCTGCGGCATCATTAGTTCCTAGGTGACTACCCCCACCCCCGTGACCACCCGCGATGTCGGTCGTATCGCCATTTCCATTACCACCTGCACCACCACCAGCAAAGTACACGCGGTCATTCCAATTGGCACCCCTCTCCTCCTCCTTTGGAATCCAGTCACCTACTATACCTATACCATACATGTCAGCAAAATTGTATGTTACTCCGCCAAATGCACATTGATATATACCATCACCACCATTACCACCAGTGTCAGTACCACCGTTGGAACCTACAGCACCTGCACCACCACCACCACCACCACCACCATCGCTATGACTGCTAGCACCGCCAGCGTTGCCACCATTGTTACCAAATCCATATGTTCCGGAATCCCCCGATTGGCTAGTCTGTGTACCAGAGGCTCCAGTTCTTCCACTTGATACCTCTCCCTGTCCACCACCACCAGAACCACCAGATGTCGGGTATTGCTCACCTGAATCACCACTACCACCATAACCCCCGCCGATTGCAGTTAACCCGTTAAATGTTGAGTTTGAGCCATTCGTTGGAAGTACATTTGCTATGGTGGCACCCATTCCGCCATTTCCAACGACAACGACCTTCTCCCCATTTGAGATTGTCATTCCGGGTCTAAATATTAAACCACCGGCACCACCTCCACCAGCGTTATCCTGACCACCACCGCCACCACCGGCAACAAGGAGAACATCTGCGGTAGTCACACCGTAGGAAGTAAATATGCCAGAGGCATTAAATATATGAATTCTGTAACCACCTCTATCGAATACAATGTCACCACCGAGACCTCGGTTTAATTGGTACAGGTTCCCACTAAACATTATATCTCCTCGTACATCCAATTTAAGTAAAGGATCGTTCGTCCCAATGCCGACGTCGCCCGAAAAGTAGTTCTTAGTCTCGCCATTGAGGTATATACCCCATTTCGTACCCACCGTACCCGCATATGAACCATAATATAGATACCCATTTGTGATCTCACCACCATCCCGATCTATCTGCGACTGAAACGCGTAGGCGTTCGTACACGTACCCGCGTCAACTTCAACTTCCCCGCGTACACCGTACATATTTGTGGTGTCACCGGTCGAAAAACCATTTTTTAATGCGATTGAATTGATACCGTAGATGGTTGAATTCGTACCCCCCGTACTGGCTGATACCGCAGCGAAATCACCTGCCCTCAAATTTGTTGTCGTCCCACTCGTGTGGTCACTTCTCACGTAGCTATAAATTCCATAGGCAAGGTCACTATCACCACTGTGTCGAACATCTGATCGTATACCATAGATGCGGTGTTCTTCAGCTGTTCCTCCACCATCCGCAGAACTATCTACGTCGATATTTAAACCTGCATTTGTTTTGTTACCCGTAAATGTATCGGAACCCGAATAATTTGCGTCAATAAGTAGAGCGTATGTCCCCGAGGTTGCATCCGTATCATCATGGGTTATTTTCATTGTATGTGTAGAAGTGGTTGACGAAGAGACGTGTAATGGGCTAGAGGGATTCGTCAACCCAATGCCGATGTAACCAGTCGAGTCAACCTGGAATCGGGTATCACCCCCCTCGACAATTCTGAAATGGTCGTTACCACTGAAACCGAAGTATGTGTCGGCATCACCAACGTGATAGATGTAGCTGTCTATCTCCATCGTGTCTGCCCGAATACGACCAGCGACATCAAGTTTTTGAGCAGGACTCGCCAACCCGATCCCGACGTTCCCATCACCTTGGATACGCATGACCTCAATCTGCGTTTCCTCGACATCGTCAACGTTTGTTGTGGATGTATCGGATGAGACGTTTGAATAAAATACAAAACCGGTTTTGTCAACGGTCGTTGATTTACTTCTGAAAACCATATGATTGTCTTGCAAACCAACCTCCCCGGTGTAATATCCACCATCCTGTCTGAACACGATTTTGGGATTGTCACCTTCACCGGCGTTATTTGTGTCGGCCTCAATAATGACTTTGGCATCTCCAGTACCCCCACAAACGTGAAGGATTCCTTCTGGACTCACCGTCCCAATACCGACGTTGCCGCTCGTATCTATGAAGAACTGTTCCCCAAATATCGAGTCTTTGTACACACCAAATACCCCGTTACCACCGACACCGACCGTCCAAATGTCTTCATTACCATTGATGAACTCCATCGCTGACCCCCCTCCAGAAGTCGTGCGTTTAACCCTGAGTCCGCCATAAGAAGTGGATTCGATTGTAAGTGGTCTGACGGGATTCGTCACCCCAATCCCGACGTTGCCAGAAGGTAGCAATGTCATGTGGGGTGCAAATGTATTACTACTTCCCATTCTCGGATATGCCTCGTTGGTTACTGTGTTCCAATCAGACATAAAGTCTTCCACTGGGTGAGAACCCAAATATAACTTTCTATTATCTGAAAATGAAATAAACGAAGAACCAGGTAGCGAGGAGTTTTCGTCCGCGGCTGCACCTATAACGAGTTCCGAAAATTCCGCAGACCCACCGGAATCACCGGCTGCACTCACAGCATACCTTTGTGTAAGTGTACTAGGTGCCGTATCATCTCTAGAATCTATGTAGGACTTATTATTTCTATGAATATTGGTCAAATCAGATCTAAATGTCTGATTCATTTCTGTATTGTATAGCTCAAATCCAGTTGGACTATTCGTCCCGATGCCGACGTTCCCCGTTGTCGTATCCACAAACAGATTGGCCGTACCAACCTCAAGGTTTGAGGTCGTGACCACGTTACCAGCCACCACATTACTGTTCACCGTGACCGCGGACACCGTAGACGCACTGATGGCATTGGACCCAATGATTTCTCCGTACACGCCCGACGTCGCCACGACGTTCGTGGACTTTGTGTTTCCCGCGACATCGAGGGTGGCTGTGGGCGCGCTCGTGCCTATCCCGACACTTCCGCCGATGTACGCGATGTTACTACTGTTTGGATCCTTGAACCATTTGTCACCGTTGATGAACTTGATGTTCTTGATTTTGCGGGGCGCCGCGGCCCCCGCCTCGTGGTAAAAGACGACGTAGCCTGGATCGTCTCCGTAAACGCGGGGTCTGGGACCACTGGTATCCACGTAGTGGTACACGGCTTCGCCATCGACCGCGACCGCGAACGTGTCCCGTTCGAAGAGTACGAACAATTTGCGCCACGCACCCGTGTTGAGTGTACTGGGGAGCGTCGCGGAATCGATCTGGGTCCCATCGTACGAGAGCGTGAGCGAGGTTCCATCGAGACCCAACGTGTACCCATTGGTGATGGCGGTGTTCGTATTGTTAAAAAAGTTGAGCTTAAACGTGTGGTCCCCGGACCCATCAGTTCCCGATTCGAGATACACGTCCGCGGTGAATGCCCACGCATTGGGGAGTTTGAGTGCCCAATTGTGGTAGGTCGTGGCACTACTGTATTCGGTCGTGTCCGAAAGAAGAACAGTGTTTCTGGCGACATTATTGAGAACCGTGTCGAACCCGGTCGCCTGTTGAAACTCCAGTTTGGAAACACGCACGATGGCATTCGTTATGTCCAAAATACCATTCGGTGTGTTTATCGACATTTAATATATTGGGAGAGAATTATTAAATGTGAGTGACTCACAGTTAGTTAGCTAGTTAGGGGCGACGGGCCAAACGGGGTTTTCGGGGTCCGTCGTGTTGGCGGGGAGGTCACGGAGGGCCTGGCGGTAGTCGAGCCATGCTTGTTTGATTTCGGGGGTGGCGTGCGGATAGTCAATCGTGGCGTACCGGTCGGTCTGTTCGAGGACCTGATTTCTCTTCTTTCGGAGTTGCTTGAGTGGTCTCTCCCCGTTTATCTTTTCACACTCCGCAGTGAGTTTCTCGACGCTCGGCTTCGGCACATTTTCATCTTTCCATATCAAACCTTCGTACTCCGACCCCGAGCCGTGTAGTTCCCACGCGCAACCGGGGTACAAACTCGTCAAGGCCTGTGCAAAGTCCATTATATTATGCCCGGATAAAATTACTGGGCGATTTCCATGGCGGTCTTCTGCGACACACCGGTTTCTTGAGAATTAGAACCAGACGAAACAGAAGGTCTATTTAAATAAAAAGGCCGATTGGTGGTATTGCTACGCTTCATGTATACTTTATAAGTCACGGTACTCGTTGTATTGGGCTCGTCTATCCACGTGATCATGGATTGTTCGGGTGTGCTATCTACGTTTTGATCATAATTTCCCGTGGTTACACCACTCCATTGCACATCACCGGACACCGTATTGTATCCAATCAGAGTACCATCCCGGTATATTCTTAAATTCGTATCATGGTGGACTTCGTGTTCGATTCGCCACATTAAATAAATTTTCGAATTTGAAAAGTGTGGTGTGATGGAAATATCGAGCGGAGAAATATGTATAGACTCGGCGGTTGAATACGCGACCTTGTCGTGCACTTGCGCGGAGACGAATTGCACGGGCACCCCGTGTGCGTGCAATGTACCGTTCACATCCAAAACCGCCCTCGGCTCGAAGGTCCCGATACCTAGGCGACCCGCCTTGAGGGTCATATCCAAGTTGCCATGTCCGAAATACTCCTTCTGGTACGCGTACAACTGCCACACTTCGTCAGCGGTGATGGCTCGGTTGAAGAGGCGTAAGTTGGCGACGGAACCGTTGAAAGAAGATGTTGAATATACTGTTCCCGTTGACGTGAGCTGAACACCTAAAGCCACGTACGGATCCGTTGGCAAATTGAGTGAAGATCCCGTACTTGAAACTAAAACGTGTCCATCAACATATAATGTCATCTTACCATCAAGGTATATTCCAACTACGTGATACCAGGTATTGGGCAGTACCGTACCCCCAGCAATATTGTTCGAACCACCCCAGGTGTACATTCTAAATTCTTCCGAACCGTTCGAACTGTTCGCTCTAAATCCGAGACCTTCTTCATTGCTACCTTGTTTACCAATCTGAAATATATTGTTATTTGAACCAGAAACAGGTCCGAGCATATTAAACCATAAAGAGAATGTGAGTGTTTGTTCACCACCAAAAGATGTTAGTTGTCCTAGAATGTAATCCTCGCTCCCATCAAACGTGAACGCCTTGTATTCCGCATCAAAACCGACGTCACCAGTGGGTGTCCCTGTCACCCCATTCGCAGACTTGTCCGTGACGGTCGGGGGCATGGACGTGTAATCCTGACCATCCCAATATACCTCCAACCAATCCGTGTTGGGCACGTTCGGCGCGGACCTCACGATGACGTCCGTCCCGTCGGCGTCTGGGTCGTATTCGGGGATGCCGAAGTATTCGAGTTCAACTATACGGAAATAATCGTTTTGACCAGAGATTTTCGTGACAACTA